GAGGGAAGAGTTGCTAGGTGTATATTTAGAACAAATGGCAAACCTACTAAAACAGAAGCAAGACAATATTTGATAGACAGATGGGGTATTCTTGCTGATTTGAAAGATATCACATTAAGAAAAGTTTGGTAATTTTTTTGATGTGATTTTTTTATGGTGAAGCTATGAGTGTTATTGTAGAAGATTATGCCAACAGAGAAAAGTGGGTTGAAGAAAGAGGCAGAGGCATTGGCTCATCTGATGTAGCTGCTGTTCTTGGGGTATCGCCTTTCAAATCGAATGTGGATTTGTGGGATGAAAAAATGGGGTTAAAAGAGCCAGAGGATATTTCTGATTTGGACTATGTAAGAAGTGGAACTGAATCAGAAGCACCTTTGCGAATATTGTTCGGTGTTGATTATCCACAATACGAAATTGATTATAAAGAAAATCGCATTCTTATAAATAGCAAATATAACTTCATAAGATGTTCTCCCGATTCCTTATTAATTGAAAAGGAAACTGGCAGAAAGGGTTTTCTTGAAATCAAAAGAGCCGAAATCAGAAATTCAGCTCAATTTGACCAATGGAAAAACGGTCGCATTCCAGAACATTACTATACTCAAACTCTTCAATATTTCCTTGTCGATGAAGAAATTGAATTTGGGTATTTGAGAGTTTATCTCATTCGTTATTTAAGAGATGGAGTTGTCGTAAGAGAAATAAGAGATTATCTTATCGCCAACTCAAGAAAAGAAAAACAAGCAGATTTAGACTATCTGTTTGCTAAAGAATTGGAATTCTGGAATTGTATTCAAAATGGTACAAGACCAGCAAAAATATTGCCAAATATTTAAAAAAAGGAGGATGAAAATGACAACAAATCAAAAATTAGAGTTATTAGTCAAACCAATAAAAGATATGCCTGTATTGGAATCAAACATTGATGATTTGACTAAACTATTGGAAACAAGATTGGTTAAATATAAAAATCTTGTTGTAACTGAAGAAGACATCAAGGGTGCCAAATCAGACAGAGCGAATCTCAACAAACTTAAAAAGGCATTGAGTGATGAGCGAATCGCTCAAAAGAAAAGGTTTTTAACACCTTTTGAGGAATTTGAGAAGAAGTGCAAGAATGCTGAAAAGTTGATTGATGATGCTTCTTCAAGCATTGATATTCAAATTAAAACTTTTGAAGAAAAAGAAAAAGAAGCAAAGGCAAATGAAATTCACAAAATCTACAATGAAAACTTTGCTGAATATTCTAAACTTGTTCCTCTTTCAAAAATTTGGGATGACAAGTGGCTCAACACCACATTCACTTTGAAGAAAATTGAAGAAACAATCAAAGAATTAAAAGCGCAAATTGATGATCACATCAAAATCATTGATAATCTGAAATCTGAATTTGTTGAACAACTCAAAGATACATACTTCAATACTCTGGATTTAGCTTCAGTTTTAAGTGAAAACGAAAGGCTGTATCAGAGAAAAAGAGATATGGAAGAGCTGGAAAAATTAAGAGAACAACAGAGAAATCTGTTTACTGAAGCAGTTGAATTTGCCAAAGAGGAAGCACCTCAAGAAGTGATTGAAGCAGCACCAGAAGTTATTGATGTTGTTCCGACTGAAGTTGTTCCTCAAAATGAAATTGCTGAAAAAGAGGAGCTTGTAACTCAAGTGTTTAAGGTTGTATGTACTAAAAGTCAACTTAATGCTCTTGGCAAATTTATGCAAGAAAATGGCATTAAGTATGGTAAAGCATAAAGGAGGTAATTTATGACACAACCAGTAACAAATCAATTGGTTAATGAAAGACCAAAATTTCAAAAATTTATTAAAGGTGCTGACATTCAGAAAAACTTGTTAGCAAATCTTGGAAGTGCCAGCAAAACTCAAACTTTTACTGCAGCAATAATAAGTGCTGTGATTCAAAATCCAGAGCTTTCAAAATGTGATTATATCACTATCATTAATGCTGCTTTGTTGGGCGAAACATTAAAACTGTCACCAAGCAGTCAGTTAGGTCAGTATTACTTTGTTCCTTTCGCTAATAATAACAAACCATATCCAGATGCTCAATTTGTGTTGGGATACAAAGGTTACATTCAATTAGCTATTCGAAGTGGTCAGTATAAGAGAATCAATGTTGTTTCAATTAAAAAAGGAGAACTCATCTCTTATGACCAATTAAACGAAGAAATCAAAGTTAATCTCATTGAGGATGAGGTTTTAAGAGAACAAACTGAAACTGTTGGTTATTATGCAATGTTTGAACTTCTTAATGGATTCAGAAAATCAATGTACTGGACAAAAGAAAAAATGGAAAGTCATGCTCTTACCTATTCAAAAGGCTACAGAGCAAAAACAGGCTATACCTTCTGGGAAAAGTCATTTGATGACATGGCATATAAAACTATGCTTCGCCAATTATTAAGTAGATGGGGAGTGTTGAGTATTGAAATGCAGAAGGCTCTTGAAGCTGATATGAGTGTAATTGAAGAAGATGGCTCATATAAATATGTTGACAATGAAAATGATTTGATTACACCAGATACACCACCAAGTGTTCCTGTTCAAAATAATATTGTTGCTGAAGAAAAACCAATTGAACAAGTAGATGATTTCTTTGCAGGGGCAAGTTGGTAGAAAGGAATAAAGATGAATCAAGTTAATTTAATTGGCAGATTAACTAAAGATATTGAACTTCGCCAAACTCCGATAGGAAATATGGTGTGTAATTTCACTTTGGCAGTTAATCGTAGAAAAGCAAAAGAAGATGCAACTACACCAGATGCAGATTTTGTGCCATGTGTTGCATGGAACAAAACAGCTGAAGTATTAAGCACTTACACAAGCAAAGGCTCTCAAATTGGAGTTGAAGGGAAAATCCAGACAAGAAGCTATGATGATCCAAACATTCCAAACAAAAAAGTCTATATTACGGAAGTATTGGTTAGTTCAATTTACCTGCTTGACAGCAAAAAGAAAGAAGAACAATATCAACCAGCAAATACTTATGAATCATATGAACCAGTAGTAACAAGCGATGACTTGCCGTTCTGATGAATAACAAAATAGTCAAAGTTGGAAAGATAGAAAGCATACTTCAAAGGCTATTTGCTCTTGATAGAGAGAAAGTATATGAAATTTCTATCAAAGAGTACAAGCCAAAAAGAAGTCTGAATGCTAACAACTACTACTGGCGACTGGTTAATCAAATTGCTGCAGCAATGAAAATGAGCAATGATGATGTTCACTTTCAAATGCTAAAAGACTATGGCACTTGCGAGATGTTTACAGCCTTAAATGAGGTAGATGTAAGCAAATACTTCAAGTATTACGAAGTAGAGAAAAAAGGTGAGAAGTGGACTGCTTATCGTGTGTATATGGGCAGCAGTGAAATGAACACAAGTGAAATGGCAAGGCTTATAGATGGAGTAGTTCAAGAAGCACAAGCTCTTGGTATTGAAACAATGACACCAAGCGAATTAGCTTTGCTGAAGGAAGAGTGGCAATGAGTATTTTACAAGATAAAAAGGAGTGTTGGTTTTGTAAAACAATACAAAACCTACATCGCCACCATTGTTTTGGGGGAGCAAATCGAAAACATAGCGAAAAGTATGGTCTAACGATTTATCTTTGTGGATACCATCACAACCTATCAAACGAAAGTGTTCACTTTGACAAAGAATTAGATTTGCTGGTTAAGCAAATGGCACAAAAAAAGTTTGAAGAGATTTATTCGCACGAACAATTTATGAAGATTTTTAAAAGAAATTATCTGTAGAAAGGAAAAAAACTATGAACGAAAGACAACAAAAGTTGTATCAGTTTCTACTTGATAAATCGAGTACCAATCAATACATATCAAAGGAAGAAATCTGCTACAACCTACCTGAATTTTATCCAAGATTTGAGGAAAAATCAACTGAACATAATTCAAGAGCATTCTCGATAATTAGAAACGATGTCAGGGCGATAAATCGCTCTGATGTCGAAAAGATTATCGTTTCCAGTAAAAAAGGCTACAAGATAGCCAATAAGGAAGAAGCGATCGAATTTATAAACAAGAGATTCAGAAGAGATTTATCATCTTTAAAAACCAACTGGAATCTAAAACGAAAGGTTGGTTTAAATAACCAAGTGAAAATGGAAAAGGAAATGTTAAAAGTCGTTAAGACTTATGCTGAAAGGGAGTGATTAGATGGCTGAACGTAGGATGTTTGCAAAAACGATAGTATTATCAGATGCCTTCCTTGATATGCCAATGAGCAGTAGATGTTTATATTTTGCATTTGGAATGTTTGCTGATGATGATGGATTTGTAAATGCTCCTAAATCAATTATGCGACAGGTAGGAGCAAGCTTAGACGATATGAACATTCTTCTTGCAAAAAAATATATTATCATATTCGAAAACGGGGTCGTAGTTATAAAACACTGGCACATACATAACTACATACAGAAGGACCGCTACATTGAAACGAAATACAAGGAAGAAAAGGCGATGCTTTCATTGGACGAAAACAACGCCTACACAATGAGCAAAAACACCTCGCTGATCGAACAAAAAAAGCCATTGTCCGAGGCGCGGCAGAAAAGGAGTGACGCCAGGCGAGAGAGCGACCTGCCGTACTCGTTCGACTACAAGATCAGGGCGGCGTTCGTTGGAGAAAAGTGCCCCATCTGCGGCTGCACGATGGACTACTCAAACAACCTCACAAAACCGACCATACAACACAATGTACCTATCAGTAAAGGCGGAAAGCACGAACTCGACAACATCTCGGTTATCTGCGCCAGTTGTAACAAGAGTATCATCAACCGCTACGTCACGCCAGAACTGAACAATGCAGAAGTAAAGAAAAAGTGGCGCGAAATTGGGAATGTATCGGGAATGGATACACAGGATAGGTTAGATTAGGTTAGTTTAGTATAGGTTAAATATACTAATTAAAGTTTAGTGAATATATAAATATCCAATGACAATGTCAATGACAAATAAAGAAAGGAAAATAAAAAAATGAATAACAATGGCCGACAAATATTTGTTCCACCTTTGCTTAGTGAGGTTAAAAATTTTATAGAAGAGAACAATCTGAATGTAGATGCCAATTATTGGTATGAATATTACCAAGATAGAAAATGGCTTATAAATGGTAAGCAAATTCAAAACTGGAAAGGGCTTGTTATGAATTGGCATAAAACACAATTTAATAACAAAGCTGATGAAAACAAAATCACCACTGCATATGGTGAAGTAATTGAAAATGAACAAATCATTTATGAAGAAACAGATTTAGAAGCTTTATGTTTAAGTCTGTTTGGAAAAGAAAAAGGAAAAATAATTTGGGAAGAAGTTAGAAGGGAGAGATAAAACTATGAATATTAAAGAATTATTAAATGTATTTACTGATGATGTAAATGAACAAATTATGAAAATTGAAAAAATTAATCCTTTAACAGACAAAACTTATGAAATTGAATTAAATAGATTATACCAAGAGCCAATAGTTAAACTTATAATAAAAAACAAATGTACTTTTTTAAAAATAAAATTTGATGATAATTGTGTAGAAAAAACAATTAGACCCGAAACACTAGATTTAATTTTCAAAATTAAAACTCAATGGGAAAACTATATAAACGATTCTAAGGAACAAGAACTAATTTTTAATGAAGTGTTAGACAAAATGTGTGAGGTAACGGAATGAGTGAAAAAGCGAAAGAAAAAGTGTATAAAAGAGCAATTGAAAAACTGGAACATAATTACTATCAAACTGATGATGTGATAGCAATAAAAAGTCTCTATTACGATTATGTTAATTTAAAAGAATCATTTGCAATTCAAGTAAAAAACTATACAGATATTATTGAGGATTTTAAAAAAGAACTTAAATTATTGGTTGCTGAAAATGAAGAACTTAACAAACAAATTAAAGCTAAAGATAATTTACTGAACAAATATCAAGATGAAGTACATATCAAAGGAGGTAGAAACTATGAAAAATATTGTAAAGTTTAACGATGAACTCTTTGAATTGAGAGAAACTGCAAAAGGTTATTCATTAATTCGTTTGCCTGAACCAGTACAGATTTTTGAAGTTGAAAGAAAAGACTTCTTAAAGTTGTTCACTCACGATGAGATATTAGATGAAATTATGCTTCGTGGTGAAGCTAATAAAGTTGAGGTTGATGAGGAAATAGAGTATTTGGAAGAGGAATAAAAAATGAAAAAAAATAAATATGAAGTAGGTGAAACCTATAAACCATCAGACTTCAATTTAAACAGACTTGTTGAAGTAGTTCGCTTAACAATAGTTATCACAATTTTAAGTTTAGTTGCAAGTTTGATAGCACTTTCTATGGCTGCGTTGAAATGAAAAGGAGCAAAACAATGAAAATATTTAGCGAAAAAACATTTGAAAAAGTAGCAAACTGGACAACGATTATGTTTTATTGCTCAATGGTTGGTTTAATAATTGGCTTAATTATTGCTGCTGGAATAATAGGTGCTAGCTTAATTTATTACTGGTGGTGCTAATATGACACCTTTAGAGAAGAGTGGGTTTGTTTTGTTTAAAAATACCACCTATGAAGATACATATTACACAAATGGCTTATTTCTAAAACTTAAAACAAACAATAGTGAAGTAGAAATTACAAAAGAAATGTTAGAGTAATTATTAAAAAAAAAAAATAGAAGAAAGGAAAAAGTAATTATGAAAGGTTACAAAGTATTTAATCCAGATTGGACTTGTAATGATTTTCAATATAAAGTTGGAAAAACATTTGAAATGGAAGGGGAAGTTATAATGTGCAGAAGGGGATTCCATTTCTGCAAAAAAGCAACAGACTGCTTTGAATATTATAGTTTTGACTCAAAAAACAAAGTAGCAGAGGTTGAGGCTTTGGGCGATGTTGAAACTGAAGGAAATAAATCTTGCACGAATAAAATACACATTATTCGTGAGTTGAGTTGGTATGAGGTGCTGGATTTGGTAAACACAGGAGCTGGCAACACTGGAATAAATAACTCGGGCGATATGAACTCGGGCGATATGAACTCGGGCTATAGGAACTCGGGCGATAGGAATTCTGGATATTGGAATTCTGGAGATTGGAATCTGTCAAGCAATAATTCAGGTTGCTTCAATACAGAACGACATCCACTTTATTTCTTTGACAAACCATCAAACATGACTTTTAAAGAGTGGAGAAATTCGTATGCCTATTACCTGCTTAATAAAATTGACTTTATTGACTGGGTACATATTGATGATATGACCGAAGAAGAAATGAAAGAACATCCTGAAGCTGAAACCACAAAGGGCTATCTAAAACAATATGATTTAAAAGAAAGTGCCAACAGATGGTGGGACAGCCTATCTGATGATAGCAGACAGGTTATCAAAGATATTCCTAACTTTGATGCAGATAAATTCTTCAAAATCACTGGAGTAAAGGTGGATTAGGTTATGAACGACATCCTGAAAGAAATGGAACCATTGTTTGAAGTTCCAGCAAAAATGAAGCTTCAGCAAGAGGCTACTGAATCTATTAACTGGATAGCTGATGAGTTAGATAAAATCAAAGGTGATTCAATGTACCAGTGGCAGAAAAAAGACAACATAGCCAAAGTCAGAGAGGCTATTCGTAAACTGATTTAAACAGGCTCTAAAAATTTCTGACATATTGTACCTTCGATAAAATAAAAAATAAGCCTGTTTAGATAAAGGGAGTAGATGACTGGGACTTCTGCTCCCTATGAATAAAAGAGAAAGGACTGATTTATGAGTTCAAAATTGATGATGAGTAAGAAAAGAACCATCTACAGGCAGATTACCAATGACAAATACGAACTACCGACTGCAGTTGCAGACACGATGGTTGAACTGTCAAAAATGACTGGAATGAGTCCGGCACCAATATCAAACGGAGTCAATCTGGGAGTTGGTATGGAAAGAAACAGAAAGAGATTTATAAAAATCTAGGTGGATGATGATGACAGCTAAGGAGTATTTACAGCAGATAAGGAAGCTGGATATTCAAATCAGGAATAAAAAGGAAGAGCTTGAAGTAATTCAAAACCAGATGACTGGTGTCAGTTCCATTTTCTACGAAAAAAAGGAGCCTACTACTTCTAAATCAACCTTATCACCTCAAGAAAAGTATTATCCTAAATACGAAAAGTACAGCAAATCAATACTGGCTGATATTGCTGAACTGGTTGAACTGAAACAAAAGGCAATCAGGCTTATAGACAGCATTGATGATGCTGACTGCATTGATGTGTTGTACAAACGATATGTTCTGATGAAGAGGTGGGAAGTAATAGCAATAGAAATGAATTTCAGCTATCCTCATATTCACCGAATCCACGAAAGAGCATTAAATCTACTAAATGAAAAGATGATACAAAATGAGACACTTTAATGTGATAAAATAGTATCGTAGAAAAGTGAATCTACTGAGAAAGGCATTTCATAAGCAAATGTCTTTTTTAATAGAGCCGGTAGAATCTCCGTAAATTAGGTTTTTATCATTGTTTTTTCCATTTTACAGTTATCCTTTCTATTTATACAAAACTCATAACTGCCGGCTTTATTTCTAAAGTTGGATATCGGTCCCCTTTCAGATATCTGACTTTTTTATTTGAACAACACAATTGAAGGTGAAAGATATATGACAAACAAAAAGAGAGCAAATGAAGTTGGCAAACATAGAGTTGCCTACGATAAGAATAAACAGAAGATACTGGCAACACAGTCAATATGTGCAATATGCGGAAAGCCGGTAGACAAGAGTCTTAAATATCCCCATCCCCTGTCAGCAACGATAGATCATATCGTTCCGCTTGACTTAGGCGGACACCCAAGTGATATTGCAAATCTGCAACTGACTCACTGGACCTGCAACAGACAGAAGTACAACAAGCTGGCTGATGGAAGTGCAGTAGTTCCAAAGGACAAAGCAATATCCAACAGGGTACTGCCTCAAAGCATTAACTGGATGAATTACAAAGCTGAATAATAAAAGCAAAAAGATAAATGCTTTTGGCTGACTAACCTACAGATTCTAATGTAAGGAAGTAAAAATAAGTGTTGAAAAGTAGAACAAAAAATAAAGGTGTTGTGTGAGCCATTTTAAGCCATTGTGACAAACGAATTATTAAAGGGGGCCCAAACCCTACCACTTGCTCTTTTGAGCTACAGCACGGTCACACATCAAAAAAACACATGGAAAAGAAAGGAGCCTGCAAATGAGTGAATTATTAGGCATAAGAGAACTGAGAAAAAAGCTGGAATCCAAGAAACCCAGAGTAGATTTAAGGTATCGATACTATGATATGAAGAATAGTGTAATGGACTTAGGAATATCAACTCCAGATGAACTGAGAGGATTCAATTCAGTGCTTGGCTGGTGTTCAAAAGCCATAGATAGATTAGCCGATAGAATCAGCTTCAGGGAGTTCAAGGATGACAATTTCAACATTAACGAAATATTCAACCTTAACAATGCCGATATCCTTTTTGACAATGCCATCAAAAGCGCTCTGATCAGTTCGTGTTCTTTTGTTTACATAAGTAAAGATGAATCCGGATATCCACGTCTGCAGGTTATTGATGGAGCAAATGCAACCGGTATTATCGACCCTATTACTTATCTGTTAAAAGAAGGCTATGCAGTTCTGGAAAGAGACAGAAATGACAGACCTGTAATGGAAGCGTATTTCGAGCCTTTTAGAACTACGATTTATTACAAAAACAAAGCGCCTGAAGCATATGATCATAACGTTGGCTATCCACTACTGGTGCCGGTTATAAACAGGCCGGATGCCAAAAGGCCATTTGGTAGAAGCAGAATAACCAGAGCCTGCATGAGCTATATGCAGAGTGCTGCAAGAACAATCAAAAGAAGTGAAATCAGCGCAGAGTTCTATTCATTTCCACAAAAATGGGTAGTCGGTACTGATCCAAGTGCTGAAAGGATGGAAAAGTGGAAAGCTTCTATTTCTACCTTAATTGAAATCAGTGCTTCTGATGAAGGAAATGAGCCAAGACTGGGCCAGTTCACTCAACAGTCAATGCAACCTCATAATGAGCAGCTGAAAATGTTTGCATCGTTATTTGCCGGTGAAACTGGTTTAACCTTAGATGACCTGGGATTTGTAACCGATAATCCATCAAGTGCTGAAGCTATTGCTGCAGCGCATGAAAATTTAAGGTTGGAAGCAAGAAAAGCCCAGAAAGTGTTTGGCAGCTGTTTCCTGAACGTTGGCTTTCTGGCTGCTTGTTTAAGGGATAACTACAATTACACAAGGGAAATGATGTTTTTGACTAAACCAAAATATGAACCAGTGTTTGAACCAAGTAATTCAACTCTCTCTTTAATCGGTGATGCTGCTATCAAGATTAATCAAGCAGTACCTGGTTATTTCAATGAGGAAAACCTACGTGATTTAACCGGTATTGAAGGTGGCAAGTAATGGATTCAAAAGAATTACTGGAAAAAATCAAAGAAGAGTTCAGAAAAAGGTTTAAGGAAAAGGAAAACTTCAGCGATTACAAGCAGGTACAAAGTTATGCTGTTGAGATTGCTGAAAAAAGTTCCAAAGCTGTTATAAACAATTTCGATGATTCACTGATTAATGAATTTGGAACATTGAGTTATGATATTTTAAATGAAGTGCTAAGCGATATTTTAGAAAGTGACTATAAACTTATATCTAATGCCTGTGTTATTGCTCAAACTGAAATGAATAAGAATGCCAATATTGGATTAAAGGCAATAGCTCCGAAATATGATGATGACAGAGCGCATAGTATTGTATGGGATATGGCGCAAAGAGGTTTAAACTCATTTAAACAGGCATACCCAGCATACACTGATAACTTCTATCAAAGTATTGTTGATGAAACAGTAAGAGCAAATGCTGATTTTCAATGGAAGTCTGGACTTGAGCCAAAAGTGACAAGATTGGCTAAATATGATTGTTGTAAATGGTGTCAGAGTTTAGAAGGTACTTATAGGTATGAAGATGTCAGCGACAGCGGAAATGATGTTTGGCGAAGGCATAAAAACTGTAAATGTCTTATTGTTTACGCTCCCAGAAAAGGTAAGGCGGTTGATGTCAAAACTAGAAAGCCGGTTGATAATGAAGAATTAAAAAGAAGGTTAGAATTCGGCAGTCAAAGCAAAATTAGTTTAAGTGGTAAAACAAGAGAAAAACTGCTTGAATTAAGAATGAAAGATTTAGATATTGCCAAGCCGAAGAAGGCGACCAGAAATGGCTATAAACTGCGATTAAACTAACCGCTGAATAAAGCGGTTTTTATTTGGAAAGGGGTGTAATATGTCTAAAAAAGGAAGGCAAACACCCACCAGGAGTCTGATACTTCCCTACGATAGAACTGATGGCCAAGCAGCTATAGATTTATACCATAAGACAAACAAGACTGCTCAGGAGTGGCAGTCTTTAATTTTGTACGATTTACTGGCACTGAATGATGATGGTCTGTTTGTTCATACCAAGTTCGGCTATTCAGTACCACGTAGAAATGGGAAAAATGAGATAGTAGCCATCAGAGAAATGTACGGACTTGTCAATGGTGAGAATATACTTCATACAGCTCACCGAACAACAACATCTCATATGGCTTGGGAAAGGCTTTATGACTTGCTTGAACTGGCGGATATTAAAATAGTGTCATCATATAGAGCCTACGGAAAAGAACATATCCAGATTGAAAATGGTGGCAAGATAGAATTCAGGACCCGTACAAGCAAGAGCGGACTTGGTGAAGGCTTTGATTTATTGGTAATAGATGAAGCTCAGGAGTATCAGGATGACCAGGAGAGCGCTTTAAAATACGTTGTATCAGATAGCCCTAATCCACAGACAATATTCTGTGGAACACCACCGACACCGGACAGCTCCGGAACAGTATTTACCAAATTAAGAGAAGCGGCTTTAAGTGGTGAATCTATCAATACAGGTTGGGCTGAGTGGAGTGTGGAAGAACAGAAATCACCTCGTGATAAAACCTGGTGGTATGAAACGAATCCATCGTTGGGAGTTATTTTATCCGAAAGAAAGATTTTAGACGAAATAGGCAATGATGATGTTGATTTCAATATTCAGAGACTGGGTTACTGGATCAGCTACTCACTTAAATCAGCTATCAGCGAAGCAACATGGAACAGTCTAAAAATTAATGAACTTCCTACGTTTAAAGGTAAACTTTATGTAGGTATCAAGTATGGTGCGGACAATACCAATGTGGCTATGAGTA